GCAGCATTGCTAGACTCGCTGCCTACAGATGGAACGGTGAACTAGCATGAGACTTAACCCTTGTAATCTCTGCTTCGAGTGGATGTACTGGGCAGAGTGTATGACAACTGACATTCCATAAGGAGCAGCAAATGAGTTGGCTTAGCACACTAGGTAACGATGTGAAGAAAGTCTTTGGATGGCTTGGTTCTCCAAAAGGACAGGCTGTTCTGAGTGCAGGAGAGGGTGTTGTAGAAGCTGTAGACCCTGCTCTTGACGGAGTTATTAACCTCACGAATACTTGGCTGAAAGAAATTTTCAAGGCTCAGGCTCTTGCTACAGCAGCCTCAGCCAACGCTACAGGTGGAGTACAGAAAGCTGCAATGGTACTTGATACTTTAGTGCCGCAGGTTCTTGCTTTTGCGACGGCGCAGGGACTTCCGGTTCCTACAGGAGTTGAGCTGCAGAACGCAAACAATGCGCTGGTGGCATTTTTGAACGCTCTTGGTGCAGGTTCTACATCCACGACAGGTACGACGGCGCCTTCTGTTAAAGCTCAAGTTTCTACTGGCTCGTTGCTCTAAGGAGAAACACATGGCTCTTCAAATGCAAACATTTCACAACGTCACTGAGCCAATGTTTGATGCTTTGGTTGCTAAGATCAAACTGGATACTGGCCAAGACGTTGCTGCGACAGCGAATGAGACTGTGACAGTTGTTCACGGCTCGTTCGTTTTCACCTATAACTACAACCCTGCGACAAAGACACTTCAGGTTCAATGCTTGAAGAAGCCTTTGTTCATTCCTGCCTCCACGATCATCAATGGTCTGGCTGAGGAAGTAGCAGAGATCATTGCAACTACTGTGACGCCGCCTGTGGCGTGAAGCGCCGCCGGAAGTTAAACTTAAGTTCGGTCTAACAAGGCCAACGAAGATGGGGGTCACGGCCTACGAAAGTAGAACTGAGGAGTAGGTACTAGATGGGATAGCCTTCCTCGGCCCGTGACCTGATTCCCAATTAGGAGTTTTCTTGAGCCAGCGTGAGATAGAACAAAAGGTACGAGATGTACTCCGGGTTCTCGAAGTAGGAGAGACTGGGGATACTTTCGTACCTCGTTCTACAGTATTGGGTTATAATCTCATTCCTACAGACTTATGCAAAACGCCAGCAGAAAAAAAGCAGGTCTATCGTGCAAATTCTTTGATGGACTTGTACTACTTTAGTACCGTCGTAATGGGCAAGAATCGCTTCTCCAAGAATCCTGATAAAGCCTCGAATCTACATTATCAGATGTGCCTTACAGTAATGAAAGACGGCCTCAAAGAAGGGATCGAGATTCCTCGTGACCATTTCAAAAGCACAGTCTACAGCGAGTGCTTTCCGATTTGGAGAGCATTACCTTTTGGCAAACGGGAAGAAGATTTCTTCACAAGCGTTGGCTATTCTGATCTCTACATTGAGTGGATGCACCGAACCCACAGCCAAGACATACGCATCCTATTGGTTAGTGAGACCATTACCAACGCAATCAAGTTGGGTAGTAGAATCTCGAACCACTATGAAAATAATTCATTCTTCAACCACCTTTTTCCTGAGATAATGCCTACATCAAAGGAGACGTGGACAAATGAGAGTCTGCACCAGCGTCGTACTGCGAGTGGTCGAGGACAGGGAGAAGGTACTTTCGATCTTATCGGAGTCGGAGCGGCGCTACAGAGCCGACACTATAATGTGGTTGTCGAGGATGACCTTGTTGGGCGTGAAGCCCGTAAAAGCTCAATCGTCATGGCAGATACAATCGACTATCACCAGATTCTTGTCGGAGCAACTGACTCAGATCCGAATAATCCTGGAAGAGATTTCGATGAAATAGTTGTTGGAAATAGGTGGTCACATGATGATCTCAACTCGCACATTCGGCAAGAAGAACCTTATTTTAGCTGGACTACTCACTCTGCTTTGGGTGGGTGTTGTAGTCTCCATTCCTTTGGGAACCCTATATTTCCAGAAGCGTTCACGAAGGAAAAGCTACTTAGGTGGAAAAAGCGTCTAGGTTCGTATCATTTTTCTTGCCAGTTTCTCAATTATCCTATTGATCCGTCTAAGGCTAAGTTTAACATGGCGGATTTTCGGTACTTCAACTTTGAGAAGGTTACTGGCGCGTTGGCGATTCCGAAAGAGTCTCCGACACTTAGTAGGTATTTTGAGACTTCTCATCCTCAGCAGTATCGTATTGTCATTCGTCATCACGTAGCCGCCGGTGATGTAGAAAAAGATGTCTTCCCACGGAATCTTGATCGGTATATGACAGTAGATCCGAATCATGGTGGTTCGCACTTAGGTCAAGAAGTCGGTAAAGATGGTCGGTGCCGTCATGCTATTGCGGTGACTGGTGTAGAGCGTGACCCACGTAGAGTATATCTACTCGACCAATGGGCAAAGGCTTGTCCTATAGATGATTTTGTCAAACAGATTTTCTTTCTTGCTGTGAAGTGGAAGCTCCGTGTAGTTTACGTTGAAGCTGTGGCAGCGCAGAAGTATTTGCTTTATCATCTAAATTACTTTGTCGAGGAACATAAGCATACACATCCAGAGCTTAGCGGTATTCAATTTCTTCCCCTCAAAACTCCTCAAAATGCCAACGCTAAAGCTGAACGAATCGAGAATTTCATCCCTCTTGTGGAACGCCATGAACTCTGGCTAGACTCAAACAACTGTGCAGAGTTCAAGGAAGAAGTAGAACAGTATGGTCAGCGTAAAGGTCTAATTGACTTGCTCGATGTTCTATCCTACGGTCCACAGATTTGGAAATTTGACAAAGTTTCTCAGGAGCATGTTGATGAATTCATGCTCAAACAACGGGTGCAGTTTGTAAAACGTATGACAGCAACAGCAGCGTAGGAGGAGAATAAACATGGATTGGGCAGCATGGGGACCAACGATTGTAAGTCTTATCACAGCGATTTTCATTGCTGGTATGATGTATGGGAAGATCAAAGATCACGACGGACACTTAGCAAAACATGACGTGGAGCTTGATACCATGCTTACACGTCTAAACTTCGGTGAAATTGAAATAGCCAAACTTCAAGCGTGGCGTGATGGGTACAATGCCGCAGCATGCAAGAGCTGCTTTGAGCAGGAGCACGTAAGATGAACATTCCAGTGCCGTTACAGTTGGTTCTTTTGTTCTATGTTGTAAACTCTGTCGCCTCGGCTTTGGTACAGGCTCTACCTGTACCAAATGGTGGTGTAGGTTATACGTTCATTTATAAATTCTTGAGTTTGCTGACAGCAGATTTCAAGAGTTTCAGTTCCACAATGCCTATGCCAGTGCTTACGATACAGAATTCTACTGGTCAGATTGACACAGTGTCTAAGCCAGTTAATTCTCCAAATACAACAAACACAGGGATTCTCTAATGCCATACCAGCCACCTACTGAAGTAACGCCGAAGCTCATTGGAGAAGATAACTTCAATGAGATCTGTGATTTTGTTAAGGACAAGATTGCACATCTTGATCGACGTTTGCAGACTTTCAGAACCGAGAAGTTGCCAGAATATGTACGATTGTACAAGGCTCGCCCGAAGAATAAAGAAGCCGACTGGCCTTGGCCTGGCGCAGCGAACTTAGTAATTCCTATCATTGGTACCGCCTCAGATGAACTTCTTGCTCGCATTATGGGTGGGATTTATATGTACGATCCACTCTGGGCGGCGACAATGAGTGGAGGATTGCCGAAGAAAGATGGGGAAGAGTTAAAGCAGGTTGTTCAGAATTTCCTGATGGACATGGCCTATGCGCCAGATGAGCTTGATCTTTATAGGGTGGAGCAGAGCGCGTTTCACAGTGCGATCAAGTATGGTACAGGAATCATCTACACACCTTATGAGTACGAGACGCAGGTAGTACGTGAGTATAAATCCGGCGGAACTTCAGTAGAGGATGAGCTTGTAGTTTCAGAAGATCGCATCATCACTAAGCGTGATGGTCCTCATCCTGAGTTATTGCCGCTTAACAGATTTATTTTTGATCCTTCAGTGCCAAAACTTGAGAACATGAAGCTCTTTGGACATATTGATTCACTTGATATGTGGGCAGTGCAGGATCTTAAAGCAAAGAGTCCTTATTACAAACAGTCAGATATTGAGAAGTTGCTTAGTAATCCTGACGCTGTTCAAGAAACAGAGATGGAACGGGAGATCAATGAGCAGTTTTCGATTGATTCCTCTGGTGTAGATACTGGTGCAGCACGGTGGTACATTTACACAGTGTTCTTCACATACTATCTTAGCGGCAAGGAGTATTCTTTCCAGGCAAAGTATCACAAGAATTCTGAGAAAATTCTGTGGATAGCTTTTAATAACTATCCTAAGAACATGCTTCCATATCAGGACATGAAATTAGCATATGATGATGAGTCTTATCTTGGCACAGGTTTTGCTGAGATGATTCATATGATTCAGAAGGAATTGTCGAACAATAATAACTGGCGTACAAACAATCGTAACATGGCGATGCTAGGTGTGTGGCGTGCTGATCCTGAGTCTAAACTTGGCTCTATGCTAGATGTGTTTCCTGGCGTTGTGTTGCCAGGTCGTAAGGATGAGATCGAACATATTAAAGCCGGCGCTGATATGGGTTATAGTGATGGTCCAGATCAGTTTCACATGGCAATAGCTAAGGAGCGTACTGGTGTTGATCCGGCTTCTGGTGGCACAGGTGGTGGGATTGTAAATCAAAAACGCGGCATCTACAGCGCCGCTGGTACTTCTATGGTAATGGCGCAGCAGAATAACAGGAACAACCTCCGTACTGGGGATATGCGCTCTGCTCATGTGAAGTTAGGTTGTAAGTTTCTTACAATGTATTCAAACTTTGGTATCGGAGAAAAACTCAAGAAATATGGCAGTGATGCTGAGAAATTGAAGAAGGCGCTTGATCTCTACCGCGACGGTACACTAGGTTTACGTCTTCGTCCAGCTTCGGCATCTGCTAACAAAGAACTTGAAAAACAAAATGACATTCTTATTTCAGACAGGCTTGATCGTTACTATCAGAGTCAAGCGCAAATTATTCAAGCAATCAGTTCTCCGGGTATTTCACCAGATTTGAAACAGTATTACTTGGAAATGCTTCTTGCGACAAGAGTATCAGCTATGACCTTGGCGCGTAACTTTAACCGTGATAATCCAGATGCGTTGCTACCTGACGTGTCAAAGATTA